GACGGAAGTCAGAATGTTCGTGTTGTAATGCGTTTTTCAGCTGGCGTTAACTACGCTATCGGTTCTGAAATCGTTTTGGCACAAGCTAGCTAATAAGCTAATATAATAAGAGGGAGTGGTTAACTCTGCTCCCTCATTTTTTAATTTTTTAAAACTGTATAAAATGAGTTGTAATATTTCACTAGGAAGATTAGAAGGATGTAAAGACCAGATTGGTGGTTTGAACGCTATCTACTTCCTTAACTTTGATGACGCTACTTTTACGCTAGATGCAGATGGTCTCGCTACTGTTACTGAGACTACTCCTAACGCATATAAGTACGACTTAAGAGGTACTTCTACATTTGAGCAGTCTTTGACTTCTAGCCGTGAGAACGGAACTACTTTCGTAGAGCAAACTTTAACTGTTAGCTTGAAGAAACAAGATTCTACTACTCACAAAGAGGTTAAATTGTTAGCTTATGGTCGACCAAAAATCTTGGTTGAAGATAACAACGGTAACGTTTTCGTAATGGGTCACGAATATGGCTCTGAGATGAACGCTACTAGTTCTACTGGTACTGCTATGGGAGATAAGTCTGGATACGAATTAACTTTCGTTGCAATGGAGAAAGTTCTTGCTCCATTCACTACTGAGGCTATCGACTCTACTTACTCTGTAACTGTAGGAAGCTAATAAGCTCAAATAGTATATCTATTTAAAAGGCTCTACTTCGGTAGGGCTTTTTTTATACACTAATTTTAACAAAACAAAGTGTTATCTAAATTGTTTTTAAATAAAGGACAAAATGTTATATTTTGATAGTACAAGCACAAACGCTACTTTTTACATAAACGCTAACTCAAATTCAGGAGATATCATAGACTTTAACTTCGTTAGAGAAGGTAAGTCTGATAACGCTTACACTGAATCTGTAGAGCTTGTAGACGGTGGTTACTATCAGAGTGTATCATTTGACTTATCTAGCTTCAATACTGCTTTGACAGATGGAGCTACTTATGACGTTTTCGCTTACTCTGGAGGTATCTTAGTATATCAGGATAAGCTTTACTACAACAGCACAAGAGACGTAGACAACTCTAGCATTGAAGAATATGTAGAGAACACTACCAGTAACGATTATATAATTTTTGACTAATGAATTTCAACCTAGTTAACTTAAGTGGCTACGAGATGCCACAAGCAATAGAGGATAAGCGTAAAGAGTGGGTGGCTTACGGAGAAGACAATAACTATTACTGGTTCTTAATCCAGTCTTACTTGCAGTCAGCTACTAACAACGCTGCTATCCGTTCTATCTCAGACCAAATCTACGGAGAAGGTATCTGCATAGATGGCAAAGAGAAAGACTCTCCTGAGGTTAAGGAGCTTCGTTCTTTTATAGGCCACAGATGCCTTAAGAAGATTATCTTAGAGCGTAAAATGTTGGGTCAGGCTGCTATGCAAGTTATCTACAATAAGTCTGGAAACGACAGAAAAGTAGTTAAGGTGAAGCACTTTCCTATAAACACTCTTAGGCCAGAGAAGATGAACGCTGAGGGCATTATCGAAGCCTACTATTATCACCCTAACTGGTCAGAAAAGAAACGCTCTGACTCACTTAAGAGAATCCCTACGTTTGGTAATTCAACTGAGAAGATTGAGCTATTCATTATTAAGCCTTACCTATCTTCTTATGACTACTTCTGTCCGCCTGACTACTCAGGAGCTTTGCCGTATGCAGAACTAGAGAACGAGATAGCTGACTACTTACTAAACGAAACTAAAAATTCCTTCTCAGGTACGAAAGTAATTAACTTCAATAACGGAGTTCCTGATATTGAGCAAAGAGAACTAATCACAAGAGACGTTAAGTCTAAGCTTACTGGCTCTAGAGGCCAAAAAGTAATCGTAGCATTTAACGAGAATCAAGAGTCTGCTACAACTGTAGAGGATATATCTCTTAATGACGCTCCCTCTCACTATGAGTATCTCGCTAACGAAGCTATGCACAAGATTCTAGTAGGCCATAGAATTACATCTCCTATGCTCTTAGGAATCAAAGACAGCGGAAAAGGACTTGGAAACAATGCAGACGAAATTAAGACTGCTTCTCAGTTGTTTACATCTACTGTAATTGCACCATATCAAGACGAGCTTATAGACGCTCTTACTGAGATTATGGAGCTTAACGGAGAAGTTCCTGAGCTTTACTTCATCACTTCACAGCCTATCGAGTTTACAGAGGAAAACCAAGAGGCTGACTACGATGAGAACAAAGAGGAAGCTCCAGTTGAAAAGGATGACGCTGACAACGTAGAGGAAGGTACTGACCTATCTGCTGACTACAATCTATCAGTAGACCCTAAATTTGTAAAGGACGCTATAGAATTATATAACGCTAGTAAATAATGTGTAAAGGAGTCAATGGCTTAGCGGATATTTTTGTCTACCTAGAGAAGGCTGGTGAGGTCATCAATGAAGATGAGTGGCACTTAGCAGACGCTAGAGTTGACTTAAATGAGACTGAAGATGAGGACTATGAGGCTATGCTTAATGACACTCTAAACATCTCACTATCTATTGCAGACAGCAGACGTAAAGACAGTGTACAAGACTCTAAATTTATTAAGGTACGTTACAGATACGCCAAAGGCTCTAGGAAGCACGGCAAAAAAGGACAGAGCTCTAGAGACTTCTGTAGATTAATGCATAGAACGAATAAGGTGTATCGAAAAGAAGATATCCTACAGATGCAAAAAGACGGAGTTAACTCTCAGTTAGGCCACAATAAACAGCCATATTCACTATGGAGACATAAAGGCGGTGTTAACTGTTATGACACTTGGGAGAGAGTTATATACATCAAAAAGACTAAGAATAACGGAGAGCCTTACGGTGGAGACGCTTTAAGAGGAACGTACAAAACGACAGTGGGTCAAGCTAAGAAAAAAGGCTTTGACCCTAAGAGGAATAAATACAAGAATGACAGGAGAGTAGCTGAAGCTCAAATCGACAGAGCAGATAAAGGCCACCATCCTAGCTATAGAAAAAATAAATAATTATGGCAGTAGCAAGTTTTATAAGTAAAGAGGACTTAATAAAAAACACTCCACTGAGTGCTAACATCGACTTCGATAAAGTAAAGCACTTCGTTAAGATTGCACAAGATATTCACGTGCACCAGATACTAGGCAGTAAACTCTATCAAAGATTGCAGTCTGATATCATAGGCAGCACTTTAACTGGTAACTACGAAACACTAGTAGAGGACTTTATTAAGCCTACATTGGTGCAGTTTTCTTTTATGGAGTACCTACCGTTCTCGCAATACACAATCTCAAATAAAGGAGTATTTAAGAGCACCTCTGAGAACTCTGCTCTACCTACTTCTCAAGAGATAGACTCAATGAGAGACGCTGCTAGAGATACTGCTGACTACTACGCTAAGAGACTTGTAGAGCACCTTAGACATAACGATAACTTATACCCAGAATATAATACTAACACAGATGAAGATGTGAGACCAGCTAAGGATATCACATTTGGAGGCTGGCATATATAATAGAACCCTATGAGCTTACAAGATATATACAAAAAAGCTGGTGTTGTAATGAAGCCAGCTGCAATGAAGAACGGAAAGTTATACTCTCAGCAACCTCACTCAGGAGCTGGAGACTTTAACTTCTCTAGAGCTGACGGTGTGCAGACTAGAATTAATAAGCACGGCCTTATAGAGACTGTAGCTAACAACGAGCCTAGACTATCTTACGACATAGTTGACGGTAAAGTTAGCGACTGTCCTCACTTGCTTTTAGAACCTAGTAGAATGAATCAGTTGCAAAGGTCAGAGGAATTTGATAACTCAACTTGGAACAAAGGAAGTTTAACTGTAACTGATAATCAAACAATTTCGCCTGATGGCTCGAAAACGGCTGACGAAATAACACTAAACTCCACAACAGGAGCAATACGCATCTGGCAAACACAAACCACGTCAGCAGCTACATATTCTTTGTCGTTTTTTATTAAATACAATGGAGAGCAATATGTTCAGTTGTTGTTTGGTGGTGCATTAAATAGCAGTGCTTATTCTAATTTTGATTTAATAAACGGAAGCGTTACATCAGGTACTGGAAAAATAGAAGACTACGGCAATGGCTGGTATAGAGTATCTTTAACCTCTTCTTTAAATGCTGGTACTGACCAAGTATATCTCTGGTCTATTGATAGTGCAACTGCATCAAGAGGCTCTACATCGTCAGGCAACGGTAATGATGGCTATTATGTTTGGGGCTCTCAATTCGAACAAGGAAGCCATCCAACTTCCTACATACCAACCTCAGGAAGCACTGAGACTAGACAAGCTGACATCTGTAATGGCTCAGGAAACTCTGAGACGTTTAATAGTAGTGAAGGTGTTTTGTTTGTTGAATTTTCAGGCACATCCTCTGACTCAACTTCCAAAAGAATTACTTTAAATGACGGCAGCACACAAAATAGAGTTAGTGTAGGAATACATAGCGTTTCATCACAATTATTTTATTTTGTTTCAGGTGGCGGTAGTGTACCTTTTACACAAGCGATAACAGTGTCAAGTACCGAACAATTCAATAAAGTTGCTTTTAAATATAAAAGCGGCGATACTGCTTTATGGGTAAATGGTACAGAGGTAAATACAAAGACAAATACATTTAATATATCAGGTTTAGACGAATTATCTTTAAACGATGGTGGAAATGACAACCCTTTCTACGGAAAAGTAAAAGAATTAACTGTTATAAACGAAGCTCTAACTGACGAACAGCTACAACTATTAACAACTCCATAAACCTTAACAAGTGGGCAAAGACGAAACACAAGACTTCCGAATCACTCGGCTAGAGAATGAAGTAGACTTCTTTAGAAAGACTACTGAGCAGTCCCTTGTTGAGAACGGCAAGAAAATAGAGAAGGTTATCTCTATACTAGAAGCTGACGAAGCTATCGGTAAAAAGGGTCTTGTGAAGCAAGTTGACGAGCTAGATAAGAGGCTAATTACATTCAGAAACTTTATCAATGCCTATAAGTTAGCTATAGCTATGCTAGCTGGACTGTTCACTACTATAGGAGCTGTAATAGGATGGTATTTTAATTTAAGAAGATGAGATTAACACAAAACTTCACGCTAAGAGAATTTAAGTGCAAAGACGGAACTAGAGTTCCTGACCACTTAATGGATAACGTAATTGAGTTAGCTGAGAACTTACAAGAGCTTAGAGACTTCTTAGGAGAGCCTATTAAGGTCAATAGTAGCTACAGAACTCCAGAGCATAATCAGTCTATAGGTGGGTCAGTACGAAGCCAGCATCTGTTAGCTAATGCTGCGGATATCAAGGTCAAAGACATAGATACTGAGGACTTGTATCTGATTATAGAAAAACTGATAGAACAGGGCTGTATGAAAGAAGGTGGTCTTGGATTATATAATACTTTTGTTCACTACGATATAAGAGGAACGAAAGCTAGATGGGATTATACTAAAAAAGAAAACTTTTACTAATGGGAGATTATAAGAAAAAGAATGGAACTACTAGAGTAGGTGACTTCCTTAGAAGCATAAACTTTAGTAAAGCGTTAGACGTAGTAGCTAAGCTCACGTCTGGAGACGTTTCAGGAGCTATTAAGGAGCTATCTGAAAACTCTAACGAATTAACACAAGAGCAGAGAGAAGTAGCCTTAGAGCTCGTTAAATTAGATATGAAAGCTCAGGAGGACGTGACTAACCGCTGGAGATATGATATGGAGTCTGATAACTGGCTAAGTAAGAATGTGAGACCACTTGCTCTTATATTCTTAACTGTAGCTACTGTACTTATAGCTATCTCTGACTCTATGAACTGGAACTTCAATGTAGATAACAGCTGGATTGACTTGCTAAAAACTCTACTTATTACTGTATACACCGCTTACTTCGCTGGTAGGTCTTTCGAGAAGTATCGGAAACTGTAAGCTCTAAACAACAAAAACAGAAGGAGTCAAGTGAAAGAAAACTTGGCTCTTTTTTTTGAGCATAGCTATCCTGTAATACGATGTAACTTAGTTAACTTCTAGGTTTTGTAGAAAACTTCTAGGAAGGTCACTTCTAGGAAGTCTACTTCTTAAGTGGCACTACTTCTATGAAGGTAGCTTCTTATTTAGCAGATAGTAGACTGACTAAAGCTAGTCTAAGAATTTAGGCAAAGTTACGAAAAATATTTGACAATATTGCAATTTTTTTAATTTATTTTACTGACAATATGTCACTGCCATTTTTTTCTTGTTTTTAAATAAAGACCCTTTGTAACTTTTTTTTATGCCCAGTTGGTTTAGGGGGTTTTGCCAGCTGGGTTTTTTTGTTTATGGCACGTAAAGTAAAAATAAAGACGTTAAAGGCTAAGCTAGATAAGATATTTAGTGAGTACATTCGTAGACGTGACGTAGACAATCACACTGGCTTCGGTAAGTGCATAGACTGTGGCAAAGAAACTCACTACTCAGAAGGTGACGCTGGTCACTTCGTAGGCCGCAGACATCTCTCAACTAGATGGAGTGAGGATAACGTCCACTTTCAGCATAGATACTGCAATAGATTCCTTAATGGCAGACAGTATGAGTACGGTCAAGCCTTAGGTCAGGATAAAGCTGACGAGCTAATGCAAAAGTCTCACAAGGTGGCTAAATTTGACGCTGTACACTTACAGTACCTTATAGACATATATAAGGATAAACTTGACGAGATAAAAAAGAAACAGTCATTTTAATTTGGTAGTTTCATTTTATTTTCGTATGTTTGCATCAAACAAAGTAAAACAATGAGTCTACTTATAGGATTCGGCTACATAATACCGCTAGTAACTACTACAGTTACAGCTTCTTACATTTGTAGGGAGTTTAAGTACACTATTCTACCGCTAGTCATTACTATGGTTATTGTGTGGGATGTTTGCACTGCTGTACTATGGTATGGAGTTCTGTCTACAATTATAGATAATGTCTACGCCTTTGAAGTAGGTATCTTAGCTAGCTTCTGTGTGGCCACTATAGTTAGAGCCATTGCTTTACTTATAAATAAATCCCACTATGATAGACAAAACGGAAGCTCGAGAGAGAGCATATAATAAAGTTATCGCAAACTTAGAGGACGTTAAGAGACGTATACTCAGAAACCAGCAAGAGATTGACGGAGTTTTTGTAACTAAGGTTAACGATGAGCTACTGCAGATAACTAAAGAAGGTCTACAGCGTGAGCTCGCAACTTGGAGCTACCTTATGGAAGCTATAGAACTTTACGACTTTGTGAAAAAATAATTTAGAATTATGAATGTATTATCGTTGTTTGATGGAATGAGCTGCGGTCAGATAGCTCTAGATAGATTGAATATAAGCGTAGGAAATTATTTTTCAAGCGAAATAAAAAATCACGCTATAAAAGTAACTCAGAAAAACTATCCTAACACTATTCAGGTGGGGGATGTGACTAAGTTATCTAGTGAGATTCTACCTAACATAGACTTACTTTTCGGTGGAAGTCCCTGTCAGAGTTTCAGTGTAGCTGGAGACGGCAGTGGTTTTGATGGTAAGAGTAGGTTGTTTTGGGAGTTTGTTAGGTTATTAAGAGAGGTTAAGCCTAAGTATTTTTTGCTTGAAAATGTTGTTATGAGGAAGGAATGGCAGCAAGTTATAACTGAGGCTCTAGGAGTTGAGCCAGTTATGATAAATAGCAAACTGTTTACAGCTCAAAATAGACCAAGACTTTACTGGACTAACATACCATTTGACAAGAATATATGTGATAAAGAAGTGTATCTTAAGGATGTTTTAAATGTAGACACCAGTAGAGCTCTTGTTAATAAGATAGACAAAATTGACGTAGTAGAGAAGGTTAGAGTCAGAAAATATAATGTAGACACTGAGGGACTAAAATCTCTGCTAAAAGCTAGCAAATTAAAGTCAGGAAAGACAATCTCCAAAATATCTTATGACTTAGGTGTTAAAAAAACAACTGTAGACCACTGGTTCAGAAATGACAGTTGTTTCTCTATACCCGAACCCTCAATATGGTCAGCTCTTAAGGGCTGCTTAGACATACAAGATAATTCTTTTGACAGCTCTGTGTGCGAGTTCATAGAGAAGGATAATGTTTTTGAAATGTCAAACAGAGTATATAGGGTTAACGGCAAGTCTCCCACGTTAACAGCTAGCTGCAAAAAGGTTAGAGTTATTGATGACAGCGGCAACATATCTCTATTAAATAAGAGTCACTTCGAGTTATTACAAGGAGTGCCAGCTGGGTACACGGATTGCTTAACTGACACTCAGGCTATGAATGTAATAGGTGATGGATGGACTATTGATGTCATAACTCACATCTTCAAAGGTTTAAAATAAATAAAAAAAAGCTTGCGTATGTCAATTATTTGTCGTATGTTTGCACTATAATTATTTCAATATATGAATATCAAAGAGAAACTTTCACTAATTCAGCAAGAGCTTAAAGTAGCTAAGAACAGAACTAACAAGTTCGGAGGCTATAAGTTTCGTTCTGCTGAGGACATCCTAGAGTCACTAAAACCATTCAACGCTAAGTACAGTGTAATGTTTTCAGTAACTGAGGAACTAGTAGCTGACGCAGTAATTAAGTCAGAAGCTACTATCTTTGACGTAGAGAGTGGTATGGGTCATTCAGCTACAGCTATTGTAGGTGTCGACTTGAACCAAAAAGGTATGGCCACTGCTCAGCAGTACGGCTCTGCATCTAGCTACGGCAAAAAGTATGCACTCGGAAACCTTCTATTAATTGATGACACAGCAGACGCTGACGCTACCAATACCCACGGTAAGGGCAAGCCAGCATTAAAGGCTAACACAGATGCGTTCGTTAAAGCTGTTCAGTTTGTTAAGGACGGTGGCTCAGTAGAGCAAATCGAGTCTAAGTATGACGTAAGTGCAGACGTTAAAAAGAAACTTGCACAAAGTTTAGTTTAATAATAATAATAAACCCTTAATATAATGGCTACATTAGTAACATTAGGTCTTAATAAAGACAAAGTACAGTTCAATGACAAAGGTTGGGCTAACATCACCATCAGTATCAATGACGATACTAACCAGTATGGACAGAACGCTTCTGCATTCATCTCTCAGACTAAAGAGCAGAGAGAAGCTAAAGAAGCTAAGAACTATATCGGTAACGGTAAAGTGGTATGGACAGATGGAACTATCAAGGTTGCAGACAGAGTTGAGGAAGGTGTTACAGCCTCTGAGCAGTCTACAGCTGGACGTGGAACTCCTGACTTACCATTTTAATTAAAGTATTAAACGAAACTAAAACCTCTCTTTTATGATAGCTACAGTAAAAAACCTTAAAGAAAAATTAATGGACGTTAAGTATGACCGCATAGAACAAGGTCTAGGTCTTAACATCCCAGAGGTTGACGAGTGGCTAAGATTCAAGAGAGGTGCGTTTAATATATGTATAGGGCACGCCAACACTGGTAAAACTACTGTCATCTTGTATCTATTGGTAGCGTATGCTATGAAACACGGCTTAAAATTCTTGATTTTCTCAAGCGAAAATACTGACTATAGTATTGCACGGAAGCTTATAGAGTTCAAAACAGCTACGCCTATCCAACAGTTACCAGACTCAGTAATAGAATCAGAGCTCGAATGGGTCAACGAACACTTCAAAATCATTCTGGTAGAGAAAATCTACACGGCTCGAGTATTGATGAGCGAAGCAAAAAAGATTAAAGAAGTTTTCGACTTTGACGGCCTATTGGTAGACCCTTATAACTCACTAGCTAAAGACCCTCAGCTATTACGCTCGGTCGGAGGTCACGAATATGACTATCAGATAGCTTCTGAGTTCAGATTATTTTGTAAAGAGAAT